CCCATTTCTGAGAACACAACGTGATGATAATCATGTTACTACATTATTATCATGTATCGATGGGATATGTCGTTCCGACGTCTTGCTTCAACGTACAAGAAGCACTTTAGAGATTCCTCTCTACTGTCCAACCGATGAATTATTAATTCCTCGGTTTGGGATAGTGGGAGTCTCTGAAGGAACAACATTTAAAATTGTTTTAGATCCTGATCCGGCTCATCCAGGTAAATTCCTGTACCGGTTCCCGAATCTATTAGTCCGCCATAAACTTTTTTTATTAAGAGGTTTAATCGAACTTTTTCTTGATCGCTATGTTGTCACGAAATTCTCTTTAGAGGATTTCATGACCTTCTTCAAAATGACCGCTGATTGGGTCCTTTCTGATTTTGTTAAGCGTACCAAGTATTGTCTCTCTTTTCCTTTCGCTGTCTTTCTTGATAACGAACCTCCGGAGAACCCTGGTGTTCCCGACGATTTTCTTTTTAGTGGTAAGCTTCGGTTTGCCATGAAAAGGATGATCTTAGGAGGTCGAAGGAATGGAGAGTTCCTGATGTCGTTTTTACAATTAAAACGAGCTTGTGCTGAAGTGGATGAATCATTCATCTCTCAGGCTATGAAATCACATCAGGAGGCTCTTACTAAGGAGCCTCCGTTCTGTCCTTTTCGGGATCGAATTAAGAAAAAATTCCATGATCTATGGAGAAATATACGACCTCTTTCTTATGACCTCTTCCCCCCTTCTACTTCTGCTAGTTATGCTAGTAGTAGGAAAGAGGGTGGTCAAGAAGGTGAGATAAGGCGTCGGTTTCTTAATCATCCTGCGGATATCATAACAGTGGTTATGTATCCGGATCTGATTTCTATGGTTTTGGTCGGTCCTTCCACCGTCAAATCTGTATACTCGCATAATCCTCTTGATCGGGTAGAGGCTTTACATAACTCAATAGATGAGTTAGCTGACTTTGACAGGTTTACTAACAATAGTAGGCCCTATAACCCTTCTTTTGAACAAGAAGCAGGATCTATTGTCGAAGCATCTGATGATCTACACTTGACATGTATTGTTGTACCTATAACCGAGCCTTTAAAGGTTCGGTTGATCTCGAAAGGAGAAGCGTTTTCTTATTCAACCGTGAAGTGCATTCAAAAGCATATGCATGGTTATTTGAAAGATATCCCTCAGTTCGCCCTGATTGGGCGACCACTAAGGGTTTCGGATCTTATACAGATGTTCAAGACCAGTCTCCCTTTTGTTTCTGGAGACTATAAAGGAGCCACAGATGAAATTTCGTTAGATCTGACGAAAGATTGTTTTGAGTCCTATTTACACTTTGCACAAGCTGGGCCAATCCTTGCTACTATAGGTAGGAAAGTATTGTATGAACAGGTTCTTTGTTACGATGATCCCTCTGGGATCAAACCTGTTTTACAGAAGAATGGACAACTTATGGGTTCTCCTTTAAGTTTTCCAATCTTATGTGCAATTAACTTTTGTACCTTGTGGATTGCCCTTGAAGATTATCATGGTAGAAAATTTTCTCTGATAGAGGTTGAATGTCTGGTGAACGGGGATGATATCCTTTTTCAATCAGATCCGTTAATGTACTTAGTGTGGAAACATACTATTAAGTCCGTTGGATTCAAACTATCAATTGGGAAGAACTACTACTCTGATAAGTATTTTACTATCAACTCGGAATTGTATACGGTTAATTTTAACCGTATCCATTTCTTCAATGTTGGTCTTCTTACTGGTCAATCGAAATTGACAGTTAAGACAGACAAGATCCGTCCAATTTGGGACTGGTATGCGGAAGCATGCCGAGGGTCTAGTAATTTACAACGTACACAGCGGAGATTCTTGTCGTATCATCGTGAAGATATACGAAAGTTTACTAAGGAAGGTAAATATAATTTATTTATTTCTCATAGTTTAGGTGGTCTTGGAATGACTTCCTATCTCCCCTTCTCTGTTACAAGGTTTCAGAGAGCTGTGGCGTTTCTTTTGGATAAAAGATATCAGGAAAGCGTCAAATTATCTAAGTATACTGGTGATAGTAGAATTGGTTTGGTAGAGAGTGTTCCATTGGTTCACACTCTTCCTATGACCTATTCTAGTCACCCTGTGAGGCTCTTCTCTCAGATTCCAAGTGTCCCTTGTCGGGCCTTGGTTTCTAAGATGAGTACACCAACCATTCTTCAGGGTCGTCCTGACTCAGAATTGCGGATTCGTGGTGTACAGCTCACACAGCAGGAGAAAGGACTCCTGAGACTTAGACATTGGAACTTACACCCTGTTTCTAGGTGTAGTGATACGTATCAACCCTTCATTCTTCTGACACCAGCCCCCGTCCATGCATGACGTTAAACTGCTATGGTGTCCTGCCCGGTAATTAGCCAAACGCTCCTGTTGAGGAGGGCTAACCAAAATGCCGAGAGACTGCACGGACTTTCTACCCCTTGGTAGTTCGGTCAGGATGTACAGTCCCAGGTTGTCATCTGGAAGACCATACAATGACAAAGAATGAAGTGAAAATCAAAGTAGTTGGGAAAGCCCCAACTACCCGTCGTCCGAGTGCGAAAAGTAGTGCTCCGACGACCATCCCTGGAATGTTAAAGAAAGCAGCCCGAAAGGCTGCTGAAGAGTATCTTGGCCCAGAATTGGCCGGAGCGGCCAGTAATGCCCTCAGTTCGAGGAATTATTGGAACTCCGGGCCCTTTCTACAAGATGCAGAGGCCTATTTATCTTCCAAGGGACCCCAGAAGAAGATTGACAGAACATTTAATCCTGTCAAAGCCCCAGTTACTGAGACCTTTCAAACACTGGGGCCATCTCGATTTACTCGAGGAGGTAAGGCTCAGAAGGAGACTATGCTCACTGGGAAGGGACCGACCTCAATCATATCAGAAAGAGTTTCTTTCTGTGATTCAATTGGAGCTGCAGAAGTCACAGTTGCGTCTGATGGTACTCCCCACATGGGACAACCATTTTACCAATCTGCGGTTTACTACAACCACCTTTCCATCTCTCCTGCTCAGGTTTCGGCCCGGTTGGCCGGCGTTTCTGCCGCCTACGGGTTCTACGCGTTCCGTGAGCTTACCTTTAACTACATTCCTGCCTGTGCTACTTCTGAACCCGGGTCTATTGCTTTTGCAGTAGACGATGCGGTTGATTATGCAGGGACTGTAGTCTCTACGGGACTCAATTATGCCCAAGTCCTAGAACATAATCCAGCTTGCGCGACCCCAGTTTATGCTCCCATTTCTTGGAAGTATAAATTTGGCGGGTCGAAGCTTTGGAAAACATCCTACAATTCTACTGTGACCCTAGACTTTGCTGAATATATTCAAGCTTGGCTCTGGGGTTGTATGTTTAATGTAGGTCAGACAAAAGTCTTTGGTAAGATTTTTGTTGCCGGAATTATAGACTTCTATGTCCTTGAAGAAACTGAAGGATATGTCTCTTTACAAGAGAAGAAGCTATGGGATCGGTATGTTTTTCAACAATGGATTCAGTTCCGTGAGTCCCCAAATTCAGAACTGATTACTTTTCGAGACTTTGACGACCGGTATCGTGATTCGTTGATACATCGGGAACGTCTGAGTGTCCGAAAAGAAAAGAAGCCTGTAGTCCTCTTCGACCCAATGAGGGGGGAGGACGAAAAGAAAAAGTAAGTTTTTAGTTATTATTAGCGGGTGCTTTTGCATCTTTCGAGAGCAGACCGTCTTCTGTCGCTAATAATGTCTGAATACTTTTCGATTCAATCTCTGTTGTTCGTCTTGCATGCCATCATCTACTTTTGTTCCTATTGGAAAGATTTAGTTGCTACACTCCCCGAGAGGGGTTACGTTCATATACCGGATCACATACCGGAGTTCGTATGATGTACATTTCAATGTTCAGTGTTTTCAACTCGAGAATCCATGCGCAACATCTACTAGAAGGTTGTACCGACAGGTACAGGGCGCTTCGTATGAGCTAGATCTGTTATCCGAATCTGTAAGGTGTCTGTGGGGTGAAGAAACCCACTGTTCATAAACCAGATTGAGATTGCATTTTGTAGTTCCAATGCTTAGCTTCCCCTGTTGCTGGGGTGCAGTTGTGGTATGACGTCGAATCGACATCCTCACCCAAACTGAGGGCCATAAGGTGTACGGTATCTTTTTGCTAACGTTGAC